CTGGAGCTGGAGCTGGAGCTGGAGCTGGAGCTGGAGCAGGAACTGGAGCAGGACCAGCAGCAGGAGCAGCAGCAGGAGCTGGAACTGGAGCAGGACCAGGAGCAGTATTCATTTTATATAGATTTTCAATAGTTGAACTACATTCAGGCAACAAACGTAACAATACTGTTCGTTGTTGTTCAAATGAAAGGGTTTCAAACAAAGATTGAAAGGAAAACATTTTGTAAAAAGAAGGTAAGAATAGTAAAGACGGCAACCATTATTAACTTTTCCGATGTTGAGTCAATTTTTTCCATCGTAAATGTAGAGTAGATATGATAAAAATTGAAAAAATCGGATTGTATTTGATTATGTTTATAATAATTTCTATGATTCTCTCACAAATTGTATCTTGTACATTTTTTAGCAGTGGATCTCAATATCAATATTTATACGATGCTGGTATCTATGTAATTGGATAAAAAATGAAAATATAATTTATTTAATAAATACCTGTTAGAAATGGAGATACCTAAAAAACTAATAAAAGCCAGTGTTCAAGGAACGGTGTATTTACTTGATAGTAATACAGGACACGTATACACATTTAATCCTACAAATCCAACATACATTGGAGAACTAGAAAAAATTCCAGAAGAGGAAAAACATCTTATTAGTAAAACAAATGGATGTTTAGCAAACGCACGTGTAAAATATAGAACTGATATAAAAGAGGTCATGGTTGCCTTAAGAAAACAAAAATAACTTCCATCTACCGTCCTTAAACGCTTTTGCGTTTGACGGTAATTCGGCAGTCAGCGGTAGGAAAAAATTGAAAAGTAATCATTAATAGCATATTTGTAGTTAACTAAGTTTAAGACAATGGATTCCTTTCCTAAAGAGCGTCGTAAGAAGAGCGATAAGGCAAAAGAACATTACGATCGAACAGGTGGTAAAAGTTCAAAGCATATTCGTCTACAACTAGAATTATTGGAAAAGCGTTTGTTGCTTTCAAAGCCGGTGAAGAAAAAGTGATTCGTGTTTTCTTTTTTTTTAAAGTTCAATGGTATTAGAAGAAATTGAATTTCTTATACGTCAAAGACAATTTGATTTATGGACATTTATTGTAAGAAATTACAATATTGACGAAAGGTTACAAAACAAAGTATATAAATGGATTATAAATGGTATTTTCCATGAAAAAGTTATTGCTGTAAAGCAAGAGCCCTTATAGCACGATTGTATGCCATCTTCTCATCATCACTAACAAAAAGATATTTATATACGTGTTGACTATTGTATGTACTTACGTAGATATATGTATTCATATCAGTTTGTTTTAATAAGTAGTCACTACTTGTTTGTGTAGGTTTGAAAGCACTACAACTTCTTGGATTACCAGATATATTAGGTATACCAGTATTTGAAGGAATATCTGGAAAAGGACAATTTCTAACAGGAGTAAATTGTAAATAAGGATAACGCATTTCGTGTAATTGTTGACCTATTTTATAATCAGTCGCCTCTTGAGAACCTTTGTACTGATAAAAAAGGGTACCACGATTACCTTGTTGAATTTTTTGATATACTTGTGTATCATAATTTTCTACCATTTCATACACATTCCAAGCACGTTGATTTCTTAAAATTTCAGCACGTGTTTTGCATTTTACACCAGATAAATCAAAAGCAAATTGCGTTCGTTCAATTGTTGACCCTGTTTCAAGTAGTGTACTCAAATTTTGTTGTAAAGCATAACATAAAGTAGAACCTGTAAGAGCCATTTCTAATTTTCTTTATTTTTTTCCCCTTTAATACCTGTGGAACAAATGAGCATTAAATTCTTCCTTGCGTTCATTTTCTGCTAATTCGTCTACATCATACAGTTCTTCTTCACCGCCTCCTTCTTCTACAGAAGAATAACCATCATCGTCTTCAATATGGTCGTCATTTGTCTCCTGAAAATATTCACAAGTTGAATATTGATGTAGACGAATACGTGGTCCGGCTACTAGTTTGAGTGCTTCACGTTCCGCTTCATACGCTTGCTTCAACTTTGTCTTTTTCTCATCCTCAATACGTTTTGCCTCAGCAATTGCTTCATCAGCTTCCTTTCGCTTTCGGGCAATTTCAGCAAAATTCATTGTAGTTGCACTTTTCTTTTTTTCTGTTGTAGTAGTTGCCATTTCTGGCCATGATTCACGATTTGTAGTATCCTTATCACGTGCCTCTTGTTCAAGAATAGCTGTCTGTGCTGCTTTCCTACGCATAACTTCTAAAGCACTTTCGGCTGGTGTACTGTATTCACTATGAAATCTTCTACCAGACTTTTTTCCAAAGGCGTGACTGGCAGTTTCATCAAAAGTATTTTGTTTGTGACTAAATACATCAAAAGATGCTGTTGAATGAGTACTAGAAAATGCATTTTTTGCCACTTCAGAAAACACATGTTGGTGTCCACGATTACGAATATTGTTCTTACGTCCAAATGCGGCTGCTGCATCTGAAGGAAAAGGAACAACGGGAACACGACGATACGTAACTGTTTGCCAATCAGATGCCATTTTAAAAGGAAAAGAAAATAAAAGTTTAAATATACATACTTATAGCCTAAAATTGACATAGCATATCAATTTTTTCCACAAGTTACGATTCATCAAACAATAATCTTCCCTTAGCATTAGCTATTTCGTAAACATTCCACGATTCACAATAAATTAATACAAATGTTTTTCTACTAATATTCCGTATATCATACATAATTTGAGCCGGATTGATATATAATGTTGGAAGTACGGCACGCGAAAAACTCAATGTTCCTGAGGGAACATTATAATCATAATCTCCAAATGTAATTACATAAATATCATCCGGCTTAAGATTAGTATTCAATGACATTTTATGGTTTTTCCAATAAGAAGTAAATTCACGATAAAAAGCGGGTGTCCATAATTTAATACGATCTAAATTCGCAATGTTAAGACGCATACTTGATAAATATGTACTTGCTGTATTTATATTATAGGGTGGCATTAACACATTACGTTGTCCAGCATAAGTAGAGGCGTCACTACGAAATCCTACAAGCAACCTATCAGCCGGTCCACTAAAATCCAATTTTATTGGAACTATTAAATTTGTTCCATTTGAAACTGCATTCATAATGTTATCTTCAAGTGTATATTGAAAATGCTGTATATTACGAAACGGAAACCGAAATGTAGTTGCTTTTAGCCATACATTGATAGAATTACTAAAATAATAAACTGTTGTTTCCAATGAAATATCTATATTTTTCATTGAATTAACAGATAAAGTTTTTTCAGGCCATACTATAGGTTCTTCAGTACGTGTTTTTTGTACACGCAATAATATTGAAAAAGGATAGGGATATAATCTTCCATCACTAGAGGTTAAAAGGTCTTTCCAATGTCGTAAATATATTCTTACACGATAACGACAATTACGTAAAGCAGTTAATGGTAATCCAGGTTCATCTATTGACTGCCATCCAAGAAATGGTAACGGAACTCTTAATATACCTGCTGTACTACTTCTTCCAATAGCTAATGACGTTTCCTGACGACTTCCAACACTATTATTATATAGATATGTTGTTCCATATTCGTAACTCATACGTAGACGCCAATCAAGATATTCACCATAAGTTTCATGAATTAAAACTGTATCATTGAAAAACTGAACTTTTTCTATAATTTGAAATCCGATATTATTACAATAACCATAGGTTACACCTGAAATATCTGTAACAATACCATTATTATTAGCCGCAATTAATGAAGCAGGTAGCCAAGTTGGTAATTGAATCCGTAAATGCCAATTTTTCATAAGGTCTCCACGATGGTCTATATCAAAATCTACGTATCGCCCCCATTCCGGGATATTACGAGGTTTCATAACATATATTTCTTTTGTAAATACAGCACATTTTCTATATACACTATGAAAAAAAGCCACTTGAGGATTGGCACTAAAGAATACATCTTTCTTTCCTCGTGCTACTAATTCTAAAAGACCACCTGATGCCGAACTCATTATTTCCTTGCTACATATATTTATGTAATTAAGTAATCGCAATGTCAAAAAATTGAACTATCCATAATTATAGACATAACGTTAACAATGGATATCCAAGTAAAATATATTCGTAATGAGGAGGGCAAGTTTGTTTGTCCATATTGCTCTGCAATAAAAAGCAAACAAAATACAATGCTTTATCATATTCAAAGTAAACATACGAAAACATTTGCCTATACCTGTACACGATGTGAATCTGCCCCACAATTCCTACAAAAATGTGGATATCTTCATCATCTTGCCACAGTTCATGCAGATAATCCACACATAAATGAAGAGGAAAAAAATCCATATGCAGAAAAAAGATTTATTTGTGTCTATACTGAATGTAATCATTCAACCCATACCCGCGGTAATCTTGATATTCATTTTGTAAGAAATCATCTTAAAGAATTTATTCCGTCATTTAAAATTAATGAACCATGTACTCAATGTAATAAAATCTTTTCAAGTAGCGGAGCATACTTCTATCACGCTAAGGATTGTTTTAAAAATCTCATTCCGCCTGATTACATTAATATGATTTCACGGATTAAATAAAGGCCGTGATAACCAATTGCGGCAAAACCTAATAAAAGCAACATTTCGTAGTAACGATTGTGCGCATTTTTTTTCATGTATGCTAAAATTAGTAATAATGGTGCAATAAGTAAGATATGAATCCAATTTACCCAGGCACTACTATTATTCATAATTTTTTGATACGCCTTATAACTATGATATCCTATAATAACTAATGCTAAAACTCCGATAATATTAAATATTATGTCGGGAGTTGATGAACGAGCAATACCAATATATAAAAAAAGGGGACCTACAAATCCTAAATGAAATAAATGTCGTGCTGTATCCATTTACATTGAATCAAGAAAAAATGATTAGATTATAAAAAATAATTATTGGTATTAAATGGATCCAGATACACTAATTCTTATGTGCGAATCATTGGAAACAAAAGATTCTGTATCCAATGATTTAAAGGTAAAAGCATTTCTTTTGGCTACATTTCTTAAAACTCAATCAAAAGAAGAGTCATTACGTTACTTGAAAATACCACGTATAGACGATTTAGTACATTCAATTCGGCTTGTGCACGATTGTGGTTGGAACTCTAATATCTCTACAAACATGGTATTTTCAGTCTTTACCGATGGTTCTTGTATAAATAATGGGCATCAAAACTCAATGAGTGCTTATGCATTTTGTGTATTTCGTGATAACGAATTAATTTACAAATTTAGTGATACTTTGAGTCCAACAGAACCTCATACAAATCAACGAGCCGAACTACACGCTCTATATGCCGCAATAAACTATGTTTCAGAAAATGGTACCTCTGCCATTATATATACAGATAGCCAATATGCAATAAATTCATTATTAGTATGGGGTCCGGTTTGGGCTAAAAATGGATGGCATAAATCGGATGGTAAACCTGTGCTCCATACAGATATATTAATTCCTATGTTTGAAATTATGAATACACTAGGACACAAAATTAAAATTCGGTATGTTGAAGCACATACAAATAAAACCGATTTTATTAGTCGTGGTAATTCAATAGTTGATAAAATGGCATATGATACTGCATTTTCACACGTTAGATTAACGAACATTAAAAACGGGAATTGAAGGTGCCCGTTTTTAAGGTGTCGTTGGCCGCGGCCCGTAGAATCTTGAAAATGGGCACCGAAGGGTGCCCATTTTCAATATTCAAGGGTCTAAAATTCACTTAAAGAATTAATGGTTCTACAATATCTATTGTTTCAAGTGCACTTTCCATCCAAGCCTGATGTAGCGAAACCGATTCACCAACAAGAAAAAGTCCAGGCATCGGATTTAGTGCCATTTTTTGTGCTAATTTCACATCATAATCTCCTGGTATCCAATATGTACATCCATTAGACCAATAATGTTTTTTCAAAAAAGTTGGCATAGGAATATCTTTTTCTGGCCATTGTTTTTTGGTTGCTGTGATAATAGCAGACTCTAACTTAGTATCCTCTAAATCCGCCCAATATTTTGTATCAATTCCATCAGTATAACTTATCATAATCAATCCGGTTTCTTTATTAATTGGTATGATATATCGCAATGGATTTGTAGTCACTGTTTTTTCTACATCGTGAAACCATACACGTCCATTAATTTTTGGAAAAACAGCGTATATACGGCATAATGGACTTGTTTGTAGTTGCTGTAGTAAGGGTAATCCTTGTAAAATTGGAAATTTGTAATTACAACGACAAGTAGCAATGACAACATTACGAGTCTTATAATTAAAATCTGTTCCTATAATTTCAAACAAATTATTGTGAAAAATAATATCTAGCACTTTCTTTTTTGTAAATATTTTAGCACCCGCTTTTTTGACAGATTTTGCGATACATTCTATTAAATGACTGTATCCCTCTTTAACTCCATAAAATGTCGGTTTATTATGGACTGTCATAACTCCATCGTTTATAAATTGTGGAAGAGCTAAATCCGCACGCAATAAGTCCATTTCCGCTCTATATGGATACATGGTAAGTAACGATTTATAGGTTAAAGGAATTAATTCCATTATTGTTTTAGTCGCTAATACAGATGATGGCAATCGCAATAATTCTTTTACAATCGGTTCAAATACATCATTAAAAAGAGGGTCATAATTTCCAATAGGATATGTATTTAGTGAATATCTTTTGACAAGAGCGTTCATTCGTTCGTGTTTGTGAAAAATACGACCCGCACCAATTTCATACTGGATTCCATTTTCACAATATGTAATCATCCGTCCGCCAAGATTGCGTTCTTTTTCCAGTACAAGAACGTATTTTTTTTGTTTTGCTAATCGTTCTGCTAGACAAAGACCGGCGATGCCAGCACCAATTATTATTACATCGTACATACTCTATATATATTTAAGAAACTCTGTTGATATATCTGAAAAACTCAGGAAATTACTTTCGTTGGTCGTAATATTGCTACATAATCCAATACGTATAAGTGTTGCGATATTTGTGTAAAATCGCGGTGTTATAGCAACAGTATATGTTATTTTATTAATACTTGTACTTACAGAAGCACATCCTCCAATATCGTATAATGAATCATTAAAAATATTATCAAATTTTTTAAATCCGTTAATCCATTGTGTTTCTACTGTTTGAAAAGAACCACAATCATAACTTGCTAATAATTTCACTTGTAGGCGACAACCAGTATATTGTAAGAAACCATCGTCTATAGGTCTATTCGGGAAACATACATTTGTTGATATCAAATTACTGATTGTACTAACAATGCTAGGATTATTAACCGTTATGTTAACATATTTGTAAAATGATGTACTTATTGGAGTATGTGTTGTTAAAAAAGTACCATACCGATATCCACCATTTGAATCATTTTCTAAATCATTTGTAAAGTCAGGATAAGTATAGCTACTAATTCCTAGTTGAACTGCAGATAATCTGCTATAATTTAGTGAGCGTGGATTTTTCCACCTTCCACCACTATATATCAATTCACGTGTATATGGCGAAGGATATGTATTTATTAAAGAGATTGAGTCATCATAACGAATAGCCGAACTCACAATTATTTCTAAGCTACTTGTTAAGTGAATAAATGAATTGTAACTATTTTGTAAACCAATATTTAAATTACTAGATGTTAGAAATCCGTCTTTTATATCATTTACAGTTGTACTGATATCTGTGCGTGGTAACATAGACAATACATGTTGTGATGATATTGATAATTTCGAATTTAATGATATTGTATCTACATACAAATTTGAATCTATGGATATAATTATTGTAGAACTATCATTATATGGAGAAATTAATGTTGTTTCAATTTTCCACGGATATGGATTGTTTACATTTTGATATACTAAACCAACTGGTACAGTTAAATTACTATAAGTAAGAGGTGTATTTTGAGGAAGTGGAACTGTATTTAATTGATTTATGTTACTATAAATATATATATTACTTGTATGATTTGTGGAAGTCAATAGATTATTATTATAGTAAAAACGAGCATTTCCAAAGGTTGAATTTGTAATATTAACAAATGGATTCGTCACTAGTCCATTGTAAATAAGGGCAGCATTCAATGCCGGACTTAATATTCCAGATGTATATGATGTACTTGTTACAGTGCTTGTATAATTTGCTTCAATATACTGAAAAGAAGCAATAGGTTCAGCTATTAAATTATATACGGCACTTGATACAGTTTGTGTACTTTCTAAGCCATTTTGTATAAATGTATTTTCTAGACTTAATTGAATCTGTGTACTAATGTAAGATTCAGATGTACTTATAAACGGCAAAGCATTTAATACCGTTTTGTAAAATAAATGACCGTATGTTATATTTGTATCTGTTACAATGGCGGCAATATCATCATTTGTATATGTACTATTTAAATTATAATCATTCGTAATCGGATTAGCTATTAATTCTAATGATGCACTTAAATTTTCATAATACATATTTATTAAGATAGAATTTCGATCACCAGGATATGTTGAATCGTTTAATTGTACCTCTGGCGATAGTATAGACACACGAGCGGGAGAACTTAAAAAAGCAACATCGCACGGTAATTGTGTTCCAATAGACCATACACCACTACTAATATTTGGTCTAAATGTATTTTGTTTAACAAAATCTGAATTTGTATAAAGAGTTTTATTTGCTAGAGTACTTATATTTGTACTTATGAAATCTGTCTGTGTACTTTGAGATATTCCATAACTTCCAACAACTCCTCCAAGATTTGTGGTATTGATATTTGTATTCCAAAGTGCTCCAGGTATGAATTCATTTATAGGTATACTTAATGTACTATTGTAAGCGGTCACACTTGTTGATATAGGATTGACAAAAGAAGAATAAGTACTTGTAATATCTTGTAAATTTCGCGCTCCATACAAAAATCCTGATGTTTCGTCTTTTACAGTTTTCCATTGTGTCCATTGTATTAAAATACCATAAGTACTATTGTATTTTTCTATTAGTTGATTATTAATATCGCAAAATTGAGGTGGCTGAATTTCATATCTAATTGAATTACTATTGAATGTAGTAGTAGAAAAATTGGGAGCAGATGGCATATTTATTGTATTTATCAATGTTGAAAACGTTGCGACATTTGGTGTATCCATAGTATTGTTTGTATAAATAATATTTACTGGTATATTTGTATTTTTTGATATGTTTGGTAGAAAAATATTTAAAGTTGTATATGTATTTATACCATTGGTATTTTCTACTGTAAATACACGACCCGAAGATGATAAGGCATAATTACCTGAATTATTTATTAATGTAAAACAACCATTATTTGCTTCTAATTGTGCTTTTGTATAAGAAACGTTTCCAATGACAGGAAAAAAGTCACGAAAAATTCTTATTTGAACAAGAGGGTTTAATACAGGACTGATTCCATCGCGATAATTTAATACTGGAAAATACTGTTTATCTGTCA